ACATTTTTTGGAGGAACTACCCCTGAAAAATTCATTAACACACAAATACCTAAATATGAAGCCGCGTATATCGCTAAATCATATTTACAACAATCTAACCAATTGTTTGTTACAAGAGTTTTAGGTTTATCAGGTTATGACGCAGGTCCGTCATGGTCTATATCGACTAAAGCGAATGTTAACCCATCAACTGTGGATTTTTATTGTGAAGCTCCAATTATTCAAAATTGTGAACCATCATGTACTGATTATCTAACAATAGATTACTCAATAGATTTTACAGGTTGTACAAATAGTGTAAACAGTATTACGTTTGTAACACCATCTCAGATACCTGACGAAATTGCTGCAAAAATGAATCTTTCATATGAGAAATTTGATGGAAGTACATCTACAATTTTTGCAGACATGACAAGTCAAATTTTTGATATTATAAGTGACAACACATTAGAAACAACTTCTATTAATTACTACGGTGTAATATCAGGAGAAACGTATGATACGTTATCACCAATCTTTACCGCTGAAACCAACGTATTTGGTGTTGACAATGTTAGCTCAACGGAAGTGGATTATTTTGCACCTAATAATGACCCTTGGTATTATGCAACATTTGATAATGTTGGTAACTCGGTTTACAGTGGTTTCTCTTTTTGGAGTATCGTTACAGATTTAGAGTTAATTCCTGTAACAACTACAACAACAAATGTACCTTCGACAACTACTACAACTACAACCAACCCTTGTGTTACACCAACACCTACCTCAACAACTACCACAACAACTGCAGCACCTGTTAATTGTTATACAGGTAAACTTATTGGTAGAGTATATATTTTCTCAGGAACTGCTTATACGGACTACGATGATTTAGTGGTTGCAACATTACGTTCAAGAGGTTTGGCGACATATGGAACTGACGATGGTGCGGTTTATCAAGTATCAGGTTTAACTGATGTTGAGATGGTTTGTACTAATGAGTATTCAGGAGTTTCTAAAAACCCATATTCAACGTTTGGATTAAATGTAAAAGATAAGAATGGTCAAAACTATTTCTTTGAGACTTCTTTATCAAACTCGGATAGCAAGTACATCGCTAAAGTATTCGGTACTTCTAACTTTGCAAAACCTAAAGACGTTGTTCCATTATTCCTTGAAGAAAGATTTCAAGCACTTTTAAACTACGCTTGGAGAAAAGGATATATTAGAGGTTTGAATTGTGAATTAACATCTTTACCTAACGCAAGACAAGGGAATGACCCTACATCTATCGCGTGGTACTTAGAAAAATATCAATCACCTGTATCACCATGGGTTGTTTCTGAATTAAGAGGTAATAAAGTTTTTAACTTATTTAAATTCACAACAATTGCGGATGGAAATTCTGCAAATGTTGAGGTTAAAATATCAATTGCGAATATATCATTTGGTAACGGTACGTTTGACGTAATAGTAAGAGACTTTTTTGACTCTGACTCCGCTCCTACAGTTTTAGAGAAATTTACTAACTGTTCTATGGACCCAGGACAAAATAACTTTATTGCTAAAAAAGTTGGTACTGTTGATGGGGAGTACGCATTAAACTCTAAATTTGTAATGGTTGAGATTAATGAGGATGCTCCTGTAGATGCGTTACCATGTGGATTCGAAGGATACCAATTTAGAGAATATGCGGGTGTTAGACCTCCGTTCCCAATATACAAAACTAAGTATGACTTCCCTGGCGAAGTTGTTTATAACCCACCATTTGGTTTATCATCAGGAGCTGACGATATCGTGAGAAGTGCAGGTGATAATGTTAGAAGAACTTATTTAGGTATTTCAGATACAGTTGGATTTGACGTTGACTTCTACGCTTATAAAGGTAAACAACTTCCATTAGATATCTGTACTGATGTTAGTGGTGAAAATTGGTTCTACAAAACAAGAGGTTTCCACATGGATATAAACGCTTCAGGAATTACAATTGGTGGTACATTCGCAACTAGTGGTACTCCAGCATTCTATGTAGGTTCAGCACCTTTTGTTACTGACCCTGAAGATTCCTCAAACCCTTATTATAGATTATTTGCACGTAAGTTTAGTTTCTTATGTTCAGGTGGTTTTGATGGTTGGGATATATACAGAGAATACAGAACTAATGATGATGACTTTGTATTAGGTCAAAAAGGATATAGAAACGGAGCGTGTCCATCATTTAAATACCCTTCAGCAACAGGTTGGGGAGCGTTTAAACAAATCACTGTTGGAGACAACACTCAGGATTGGGCAAATACTGACTATTACGCATACTTATTAGGTCAAAGAACATTCGCAAACCCTGAAGCGGTTAACATTAACATATTTGTTACACCTGGTATTGATTATCTTAATAACTCAAACTTAGTGGAGAGTGCAATTGATATGGTTGAAAACGATAGAGCGGATTCAATTTATATCTGTACAACACCTGACTATAATATGTTCGTACCTACAACAGGAGACCAATTAGACTTCATTTACCCACAAGAAGCGTCAGATAATCTTGAGACTGCGGGAATTGACTCTAACTACACTGCAACTTATTACCCTTGGGTATTAACTCGAGATACTGTTAATAACACTCAAATTTACATTCCTGCAACTGCGGAGGTAACTCGAAACTTAGCGTTAACAGATAATATCGCTTTCCCTTGGTTCGCTGCGGCGGGTTACACTCGTGGTATTGTAAACGCAATTAAAGCGAGAAAGAAACTTACCCAAGAAGATAGAGACATTCTTTATAAAGGTAGAATTAACCCAATCGCGACCTTCGCTGATGTTGGTACAGTAATTTGGGGTAACAAAACTTTACAAATTAGAGAATCTGCTCTTGACAGAATTAATGTTAGAAGATTGTTATTACAAGCACGTAAATTGATTTCTGCGGTTTCTGTAAGACTATTGTTCGAACAAAACGATGAGAAGGTAAGACAAGATTTCTTAGATGCAGTTAACCCTATCTTAGACGCTATCAGAAGAGACCGAGGTTTATACGACTTCCGTGTAACAGTTTCTTCAGACACTGCTGACTTAGACAGAAACCAATTGACAGGTAAGATTTATGTTAAACCAACAAAATCATTAGAATTCATAGATATTACTTTCTACATTACTCCAACAGGAGCTTCGTTTGATAATATCTAATAAAAAAAATGTGGTGAGTCGATAAAAAATCGGCTCACCATTATTTATTACTATAATATGATAAGAAATAGAAAATATATTGTTGAGGGAATTGATGAAACAGGAACACCTGACATGAAATATTATGCCTTTGATTGGGATGATAATATCATGACGATGCCGACAAAAATTATTTTAAAAGATGAAGACGGTAAAGAGGTTGGTATGTCTACTGAAGATTTTGCGGAATATAGAACTCAAATAGGAAACGAACCGTTTGATTATGAAGGTCATACTATTGTCAACTTTGCTGAAGACCCATTTAGATATTTCGGTGTGAAGGGAGATAAACAATTTGTTGTTGATTCTATGATTGCAAAACCAGGACCTGCGTGGCCTGATTTTGTGGAAGCGATTAATAACGGTTCAATTTTATCAATAATTACCGCTAGAGGACATACACCAAATGTTCTTAGAGAAGGTATGTATAATTTAATTGCCTCAAATAAAAATGGTTTAAATTCTAAAGAGTTAGTTAAAAACCTTAAAAAATATCGAGACTTAGATGACGGAGAAAATACCTCAACTAAAGAATTGATTGACGATTACTTGGATTTGTGTAAGTTTTACCCTGTAAGTTATGGGGAAGGTTCGGCGACCAATCCTGAAGAAGGGAAAATTAAGGCGATGACAGAATTTATACAACACATTAAAAATATTTCAGAACACATTAATAAAAAAGCCTTTTTAAAGAATAAAGTATCTAATAATTTTAAACTACCTAGTATTGGTTTTTCTGATGATGATATAAGGAATGTTGAAAAGATGAAAAGTCATTTTGAAGATGAACCTATGTTAAAGACTTACTCAACTGCAGGAGGAGTAAAAAAATTATATTAACTGGAAGCTCTAGTTAAGATTTAGATAAAAAAAAATGAAAGTAAAGAGAAAAAAATTAACTGACGATATTTATAAATAAAAAACAAATAAACAAAAAATTAAAAAGAAAATACAATGGCTGATTTATTAATGAAAATGCCGATACCTTATGAACCAAAAAGACAAAACAGGTTCATTCTTCGTTTCCCATCTACTTTGGGTATTAACGAATGGTTCGTAGAAACTGCATCAAGACCACATATAACAGTAAACCCAGTTGAAATTCAATTCCTTAATACTTCTACGTATGTTGCAGGACGTTTCACATGGTCAACGATTAACGTTAAATTCCGTGACCCAATTGGTCCATCGGCGTCTCAAGCTCTTATGGAGTGGGTTCGTCTATGTGCTGAATCAGTGACGGGTCGTATGGGTTAT